TGTTCGAAAGCTAGAGAAGGTTTCTGGAACATACATCAACAATTTCCTCAAAGAAGAAGTCGATGGTCTTATACATCCGTCCTATGGATTGATAATTCCTAGATCGTATCGATCTCAATCTAATGATCCGAATTTTCAAAACAATCCAATACGTGACGACATGATGTCCAAAATCATACGAAGGGGCGTGATCGTAAGAGAACCCAATAGACAGATTGGTGAATTGGATTATGGACAACAAGAAGTACGGGTTGCTGGTTGTTTAACTGGAGATCCTAATTTGATCGAGTACGTAACAAGTCCAAACAAAGATATGCATACAGATATGGCTATGCGGGTCTTCATTTTGACAGAGCGTCAAGTGACCAAAAAAATTCGATATTGTGCGAAGAATCGTTTTGTCTTTCCTGAATTCTATGGCAGTTGGTGGAAAGAAGTGGCAATCAATCTGTGGAAATCCATTGGTGAATTTGACCTGGAAACAGCCGACGGTATTCCTTTGAAGGAACACTTAGCTGATTATGGAATTACTGAATTAGGCAAGGTTATCAAAACGAAGAACGGTTTGAAACCAGAAAAAGGAACATTCATGGAGCACATAGCTCAAGTAGAAGATTGGTATTGGAATGAGCTTTATCATGAATACACTAAGTGGAAAGAAAGACACTGGAAAAGATATTTGAGGAAGGGCTACTTTGACACCTTAACCGGATTCCGAGTCTCTGGGCCAATGTCTAAAAACCAAACGATAAACATCCCTGTGCAAGGACCGGCTTTTCATTGTCTTCTTTGGTCATTTATTGAACTTACGGATTACTTGGAAAAACAGAAGATGGAGTCTTTGCTCATAGGACAAATCCATGATTCCGCTCTTGGTGATTTTGTGTCGGACGAACTTCCTGACTTCCTAACTACAGCAAAAAGAATCATGACAGAAGACATACGAAAGGCGTGGGAATGGCTAATCGTTCCGTTGGTTATTGAAGCCGAAATTTCCCCACCTGGAGGAAGCTGGTATGATAAACAGGAGGAACCAATATGAATTCGATCAATGTCTGCGTATGCTGTGGGGCCAAAGGAACTTTATATGAATTGGATGATATGCGATTGAAATGCGAGGCCTGTGGTGTCCTGTACAGACCGGCCGGAGCACTACCAGATCACTGTTCCAAAACATGTCCACGATGGGACAGATGCTTAGTAAACAAAAGGGGCAAACCATGCCCATACAAGGAGGACTGACATGCCATCATTACAAGTAAAGCATAGACCAAAAACACTGGATGATATATACGGTAATGAAGAGGCCGTTGCCAGTCTGTCTTCTATCTTAGCCAGAAAGCCCCAGGACAGACCTTCCTCTTTTTTGTTTGTTGGACCACACGGATGTGGCAAAACAACGATGGCAAGAATAGCAGCTAAAAAATTAGGTTGCGTTGAACAAGACTTCGTTGAAATGGATTCAGCTCAATTCAGAGGAATTGGAACGATACGAGAGCTTCGACAAGCATCTAACTATATGCCGACTTATGGAGATAAAAGAGGATGGCTTTTGGATGAATGCCATCAGCTTTCTAAAGATGCTCAAAATGGATTATTGAAGCTACTCGAAGACACCCCAGGTCATGTCTGTTTATTGCTTGCAACCACAGAGCCGTCCAAATTACTGCCAACTATTCGTAGTCGATGTCACACATTCGTCGTTGATAACCTTGACATGGACGAGACGCTCAGTATGCTCAAAAAGATCTGCATCAAAGAGAAAAAGAAACCTTCTCTGAAAGTGTTGAAACAGATAGCTATAGATTCTATGGGATGCCCTAGAGATGCTCTGGTCATTTTGGATTCAGTTATTGATCTACCCAAAGAGAAAATGCTCAGAGCAGCAAAACGCTCAGCCGAGGAAAAGAGTCAGATCATAGAATTGTCAAGAGCACTTTTGAAGGGAGGAGATTGGAAAAAGGTTTCTGGAATTCTTAGAGGACTCAATGCAGAACCAGAAACCATAAGAAGGAATGTTTTGTCCTATATGAACAGTGTCTTGTTGAATGGTTCAAGTGCCAGAGCGTATGAAGTTGCTGATTTGTTCTTGGATCCTTTTTATGACTCAGGTGCGGCTGGATTGACTTGTGCTTGCTTTGAGGCAACCTTTTCCACAACTCAAGAGTAAGCATTGAGTATAATATAGCAGGAATAGAAAGGACGACAAATGAAAGATGACTTGCAGCAATTCAGAGATGCCCTAGAGATTGATCCAGATCAATTGGACGTTGAATGGCTTGAACAAGCAGTGACTTTTGAAAGAGTTGCTGCTGCCGAAGCCAGGGCTCGCGAGCAAGAAGCGATGGCCAAATTCAAAAGAGACCAAGTACGAGCAGACTTGGACAAAGAGATCAGATCAGATCCAGAAGAATTCATTGACGGGAAAGCAACTGAGGGAGCAATTCAAAATGCAATCCTCAAACAACCTGAATACATAAAAGCTCAGAAAAGGAGGCTGGCAGCAAAAAGAAGAGCAGATGAGTTAACGGCTCTCTGTAGGGCTTTTTATCAACGAAAGGAGGCTCTTGAAAATCTTTGCAGATTGATGGGTATGGACTACTTTACCGGACCTTTAGAACCTAGAGATCTGTCCACTCAAGCGGCCAAAAGAAAAAGAACAGAGCAGCATGAGAAGACAGCCAGGAAAAGGACGGTTGTCAAGAAGAGAAAGAAAACGAAGGAGAACTAACATGGTGAAAAGAAGGAAAAAACGCAGCAGCAAAAGAAGACAAAGAACGGTTGATGCACGTCAGGTTATTGATCAGGCGAAAAAGGCGGATACAGGATCTGGTCGATCTGACACATTCCAAGTTCCTGCAGGAACAGAAGTCTATGAATGGAAGGAAAAGGTAAATCGCCTGTCTGTCATTCCTTATGAAGTATCCAGAAAGGATCATCCGGAAAATATAGAGCCCGGCTCCTTGTGGTGGCGCACTATATTTTATGCGCATAGGGATGTAGGCGGATCTGGTCAATGGGCTGTGTGTCCTCGGAAGACGTTTGGTCTTCCCTGCCCCATTTGTCAAGAAGGACGAAAAGTAGCAGACGACCCTACTCAAGGAGATGATGCAGAACGGGCATTCTGGCCTTCCAAACGCATTCTCATGAATGTTGTTGATGTGAGCAAGAAAGGGGATCCGGACAAGGTCTTACTCGCAGAGATTTCTTATCATGCTTTTGGTAAGACCATGACAGATGAATTATCAATGGCTGAAGATGAATCAGTCGGGGCTTTTTCATCACCGGATGGTGGTCATGTTCTCAAGGTGCGGATGGTCAAGGAAACCGGAGGTGAGTTCATTTATCTCAAAGCACAGCGAATTGACTTCGTTCCACGAGAGGATGTTCCTGATGAAATTCTGGACCAAGCACATGACTTGGATGAATTGATCAGAGCAAAACTTCTTTCTTCCGAAGATCTGACCAGTCTGCTTTGGGGAGAAGCGGGGGATGAGCAAGAGGAAGACGATGAGCCCGCTGATCTCGAAGAAGACGAGGACGACGAGCCGGACGACGAGCCGGAAGAGGACGACGAAGAAGAGGATGACCTCTGGGAAGACAATGAAGAGGAGGAGCCGGAAGAAGAGGACGAGCCGGAAGAGGAGGATGACCTCTGGGAAGACGATGAAGAGGACGAGCCGGAAGAGGAGGACGAGCCGGAAGAGGAGGACGAGCCGGAAGAGGAGGACGAGCCGGAAGAGGAGGACGAGCCGGAAGAGGAGGACGACCTCTGGGAAGACGAAGAAGACGACGAGGACGAGGACGAGGATGTAGCGACTCCTGGAAAGGGAGAAAAACTGTGCCCCGCCTGTGAAGGAACAGGCAAGAGCAGCAGAGGTAAAAAATGCATTCCCTGCAAAGGTAAGGGTGTTGTTAAGAAAACTGCCAAGAAAAGGGTAACAAAAAAGAAGAAGGCATCGACCAAGAAAAGGGCGACAAAAAAGAAGAAAGTATCAACTCGGCGACGTAAATAGATAGGAATGAAGAAGAGGGGCATTCATTGACTCTCTCCTGAAGTGCCTATGATGGACATTTCAAAACCAAAATGAATGCCCCTTCTTCTTTTCTCTTGTAAAGATTGGATGAAAAATGGTCAAAGTGCGAAAGAAGAATAGAAGACCAATTGAAAACATGATCCCAACCGGATGTCGATTGTTAAATCTTGCTATATCCGATGACATCAATGGTGGATATCAAAGGGGTCGAATCGTGAATGCTATTGGAGATTCTCATGCAGGCAAAACGCTCATGGCACTAAACTGTTTGGCGAATCTTGCGAACGATTCTCGGTTCAAAGATTATGCATTGATCTACGATGATGTTGAAGGTGGATGCTTATTTGACATCCCCCATCTTTTTGGGGAAAGAGCCGCGTACAGAATCGAACCACCTCAGATCAAAGAAGGCGAGGCTGCATACAGCGACACTATTCAAGATTTTTTACAAGCTTTAGATTCTTTAGAAGGCCCCTACGTTTACATATTAGATTCTCTAGATGCTCTGACCACTACACAAGAACAGACAAAAGCAAAGAAGACAATCAAAGCAGCAAGGAAGGGTGAAAGTACATCTGGAGACTACGGACTTTCAAAACCTAAGATGTTGTCTCAAGTTCTTAGACTGTGCAAAAGAAAAATTCAGGACACAGATTCACTCATCATGATTATCAGCCAGACTAGGGATGATATTTCGATGAGCTTCTCAAAGAAAACCCGGGCCGGTGGTCGAGCTCTTGAGTTCTATTCTTCGCACATATATTGGCTAGCACATGCTGGTCGTCTCTTGAAAACCGTTAAGGGAAAAAAGCACACCATAGGAAATGAGACAATCATAAACAGCACCAAAACTCGGATCACAGGCAAGGTTAGAAAAGTAACCATTCGATCCTACTACGACTATGGGGTGGACGATATCGAATCCTGCATTCTATGGTTGGTTGACAATGGTTTCTGGAAAAAGAAGAGTGGTGGGAAAATATCTTGGCCAGGAAGTAAGCAACCGGAGTCTATGCGAAGCATTGTAGAGAAAGTGGAGGCCAGTGATAAGTTGATGCAAGCGCTTTGGAAAGAAACTCAAAAAGCATGGGATGAAATAGAAGATGCTTTGAAACTGAAACGAACAAGGAGGTATTCACAATGAACGGCAAAAGAGTTAAGTGGCTGAAAAGAGCTTTGAGATTCAATTTCAGAATGCATTATGGAACGGAGAACATAAGCCCGAAAGCATGGCGTAGAATGAAGAAATGGTTTGCCAGATTGTCAAGACCAGAAAAAGAACGATTCATCAAGAATCAAAACGAATTGATGTCCATAGAAGATAAGTTTGGAATGGATGATGCTCGTCACATGGCAGAAAGTACTCAGGAATGATTCTTTTGATAGACAGTCAATTCATCTGTTACCAAGCACACTTTGCCTTGGACAGATTAACAAATGGTTCAGGAGAAGAAACGGAGGTAATCTTCGGTTTCCTTTCCAGGATCAATTACCTGGCTCATCTATTCAAAACTAATGAAATTGTTTTTTGTTGGGATAGTAAGCATTCGTTGAGGAGAAAAGTTCGACCTGAGTACAAAAAACAAAGACGGGACTCAAAGGATTACAAGAAATTGATTCCGGTCTTTCGACAGATGGAAAGTCTGCGAACAGATATATTGCCCTCAATGGGATTCGCCAACATCTTCCATCACAAAGGACTTGAAGCAGACGATCTTATGGCTCATGTTTGTAGAAGTACCATTGATCAAATTGTTATGGTTACGGCAGATAATGATATGTTCCAATGTCTGGCTTCTAACATTTCGATGTACAATCCTAGTTCGAAGAAAAAAAGCAAAACAATAACTAGAGAAGACTTTTGCAAATCCTATGGAATAACACCGAGTATGTGGTGGAAGGTTAAAGCCATTGCTGGTTGCAAGAGTGACAACGTACAGGGTGTCAGGGGTGTGGCTGAAAAGACAGCCATTAAGTACTTGTTAGGGAAGACTACTCCAACACAAACTAGAAAAATACGCTCTCATAAAAAATTGATTCTTGAAAACGTCAAACTTGTCAAGCTGCCATTTGATGAACCTGTTGATCTGCAATTAAAGCAAGATGGGTTGATGTGGGAAAAGTTTGCTGTGGTTTTTGAAGAACTTGGATTTGAATCCTTTTTGAATGATGAGACAAAATGGAGGCAATTCGCATCCGGTAGATTTGAAGGAGAACGCAGAGAGATTCAAGTTCGGGTTAATAGGAGAAAGAGAAAAGGATGAGGGTAAAAAGAAAAATCAAGGACCTTGTTGCCGGAGTAGATCCGGGCAAATCCGGCGCCGTAGCGTTTTTGCGAGTTGATGGATCCATAGAAACCATTGTCCGCATGGATGATACTGAACAGGACATTGCTGATCAAATAAGAAGATTGGGAAGGAGAACTGTTTTCTGCCTTTGTGAGAAGGTTGCATCACGACCTGGTCAAGGAGTCCATAGTGTTTTCACCTTTGGATATTGGTATGGATTCATCTGCGGAATTTTTGCAGCGAACAGGGTTCGAAGAGAGACTCGAACACCTAAGCAATGGCAGACCGAAATGAAATGCAAAAGTGGGGGTGATAAAAATGTGACGAAGCAAGCAGCCCAGGAGCTCTTTCCTGATATGAAGATCATTCATAGAAATGCAGATGCTTTGCTTATTGCTGAATTAGCTCGTAGGATCGCATTGAAAAGAAAATGGATTTCTTGAAAGTTTTAATCTGTTCGTTAGTATAATATAGGTGAAAGGACGAAGCGGTGAAATCAAAGTATTTCAGAGAGGTTCGTTTGCGAGATGGAGAATCCAAAATGCTGGAACTCACCACAAAGGCAATCAAAGAAGAGGACATCCCGGAGCTAATCAAGGATCTTGTAGAAAGGCTCCGACTCAAAAACTGCAAAGGAGAAGGAGAGAGAAAATGCAGAAGCAATCATTCGTAATACACGCAGCTCGGGCTCTTGGTAAGGTCGCTGATTTCTTTGGCTTTCAAAGGAAGGCCGGAGGGAATGTACAACTGCGCAAGAAGAAGTCAAAACAGGATCGCCTGACTTATATCCCATCCGGAGGCCCCCGCCGAGAAAATACCGATGCCACAAAGAAGGGAAATGCCAAAGGGGCGTTCGGTTCTGGCCCTTCTCTCTGCTGTGCAGGCCCCCGGATAGAGCTGAAAACGAAGCCGGGCGAATGTGAATGTGGGAATCGGTTCCGCACCATGAAGAAAAACAAGTCTGCAAACTTGCGTAGAATAGCTTGCCGAGTGTGCGGACTCAGAAAGGACGTGGCGTTATGAACAAATGTCTCCAAATCGGGTTCGCTATTGGATATATCTTATTGGGTGTGGCTCTTTGTTTGGCAGCAGTCACCTTATATGTGTTGCTAGTAATAGACCCACAACCACAAGCCGTCGTGGGTAAAACGAATGTAGTTATTGGCACAGCATACTCCGAAGAGGAGCGGCCGGAGGACGTAGTGGAAGTACGCCATGTTCGTGACAGTGCCGGGAACTATCAGGGAGCCATCCTTATTCGGCGGGACGGCCTTCTGAAACGGGTATACGCGAGTGAAAAAGGAGATCGCTGTGAGTAAAAAGCCGCAGATCATTGACCTGGACGGTTACATCATTCAGGATGCTATGGGAAGACTTCTAACAGCACTTCCTACATTCACGAACGGGCAGACGGTCCCTGTGGTCACACCCAAAGCCAAGGACCAGGTACTGAATGCTCTGAATAGCGACGACCGCCGGAAAGAGCGCGGACCCTATTATGCCATCCCAGTGAAAGTTATAGATGGAGACTGTTCATGAAAGGCCCTTCAATATACCCACATTATCCAAGTGAAGGGTCTCCTCCTGATATGCCGAGGTATAAACTGTGCTTGCCGGAAGAGTATGACTGTCCATGCATCTCCCTTGTAGATCATTTGGGGAATTTCATATGTTGGTTTCAAAAGGGAAGCCACTATCAACCGGGTGTCTATAAGGAGCTCGCTAGCAGAGGATTTGATACCAGTTGGGCTGTCTGGAATGGTAATGGGAAGTTCGTTTGTAAACGGAAGAGTAGTAAAGAGGAAGGAGAAGAAAGATGAAAGTTGCAGAACTCAGAGAAAAAGCCATCGAGGAAATGAACACTGCTGAAGAACGCAGGGTCATCGAAGAGTTGAAGCGCATCGAGAGGGAGTTATACGCAGCCCGCAAGGTCGTGAAGACTCTCGAAAAGAATAGGGCCGAATTCTTGGAGCAGGATGTTGATAGATTGCTCTAATAAAGCAACCGTTCAAATCGGTGATTTGGTGGTGGAGGTTTTGGAGGCTCAAATTGAGCCTCTGCCCACCACCTCGCTTGTCAAGTATAATGATGGAAGTATTCCAATCCAAATTCTGGAACCGCCGGAGAACGAGGCTTATTTTAGTATTCATCTCACAGATCCAACAGATGTACCGACCGGTAGATTTCCAGAAGTGGCCATACTATCTTGGGCCGAGGGGGATGTAGAGATTGTTCTCTTTCTAAAGTCAATAGTATTATCAGAAGGGCCTTTTGGTTTCATTGTGGAATGTGTTGGACCTATCAAAGAGGTGCGGCCGAAGAAGAATATAGGGCCAATCACTTTACTCTCTATCTTGCGGCAGATCCAAAAAGTGATAGGCTCTAACTACACTGAAGAAGAGTTGCAAGCACTGATGAAGCAAGCCTATGAAAAACTAGGGATTGAATACTGGGAGTTTGGAAAAGCAAGGCCACATAATCATGAAGATTAAATCCATACGCATACAGAACTTCCAGAGCCATAAGGATACGTCTCTGCATCTCCATCAGGGAGTGAATGTGATCACCGGCCAGACGGATAGTGGTAAGTCTGCTATTATGCGGGCATTGAGGTGGGTGGCTTTCAATCGTCCTATGGGAAATGAATTTCGATCCTGGTGGGCAAGAGAGCGTGGCGGTGAGACAAAAGTTGAGATTGAATTAGAAGATGGGTCTATTGTTAGGAGAATTCGAACAACATCAAAGAACCAGTATGAATTGGTAGAACAGGATGGAAAAGAATTCGTATTTGAATCCTTTGGGACATCCGTACCAGAAGAGATTCAGGAGGTGCTCGGTATTGGAGACCTCAACTGGCAGAATCAACATGATGCTCCTTTCCTTCTATCTTCTGCCACTTCTTCTGGTGAAGTTGCCCGCAGGTTGAATGAAGTTTCTGATCTTAAATCTATCGACTCGACCATTTCTTATGCCGCATCAAAAATTCGGGAACACAAAGCGAAGTCTCTGCAGGCACAGGAAAGAGTTACTTCGATACAAGACAAGCTTGACAACATGCCGGATCAAAAACGAATGAAAGATTTGATGGAAGTTGTATCCGATATTTTGAAGAAGCTCATTAGTTTGCAAAAAGCCGCCTCACGTTTGAAAAGAACTATTTCAGATTACGAAGATAGCAAGGATCGATTGAAAAAAGCCAAGAGCAAAGCGTCTGAAGAGTTAGACCCTTTGTTTTCCGAGGTTGATCAACTGTTGATTACCTTGAAAAGCAAGAAGAACAGGCAGGACGGCCTTCAAAAACTTCTCGACGGATATATGGCAATCTTCCAGAATCTAAAAAAGACCGCCAAGGAAGCCAAAGAAATCCAAAAAGAATTCGAAGAAGCATTTCCGAATACATGCCCGCTTTGTGGAAAGAAGGTCTGATGAACAAACACCCCATAGCTATCGCAACAGCAGACTGGCACCTACGTCCGGACAAGCCAAGATGTCGAATAGATAAGGACTGGCTCAAAACGCAAGAAGATAAGTTAGATGCTATACTCAAACTTCATCAAGAATTAGACGTACCTATATTGAATGCCGGCGACCTCTTACATAGGCATGAAGTTCCACATTGGTTTGAAACATGGGTATATGAAAGACTGGTAGGAGCACGCATGTTTTTCACACCAGGTCAACACGACCTCCCTAAGAACAATTTGGATCTATTCGATCAATCAGCCACTCACCATATCTTAACAACTTTGAATCTTCTACACGACCTAGACTCGTCTGAATTTGAAGTCACTTGTTTTCCATACGGAGCTGAACTCAAGCCAGCGGAATCATTAGATGGAGTTCATATCGCTTTAGTCCATACCTTAGTCTACAACAAGAAGCCATTTCCAGGAGCACCAACAGATGGCAACATATCGATAATACAAAAGAAACTCCGTGGATTTGATTTTGCTGTTTGCGGAGATAACCATGTCCCTTTAGTTGTTGAAGGTTCTGAAGATAAACCAGTTATTGTTAATCCTGGGCCTTTAACTCGACAATCTGCAGACAATAGTTTCCGTCCAAGAGTATATGTTTTGTATTCAGACTTTTCTGTCAAAGCCATCCCTCTACCGGCGAAGAAAACAAATGTTTCTCGGAAGCACATAGAGAAGGAGAAGGAACGTAAAAAACGAACAAATGTTTTTGTCGAAGGACTAGCAGAGGACATTGATGCTGATATAGACTTCTTGAAAAATCTAGGGCGATACGTAAAGAAGAAGAAGGCGAAAAAATCAATTCGAAAAAAGGTATTTGAAGCTGCAGGTTAATTCCACTGATCAGCATGAATAAACCCATGAAACAGAAAACAAACAGAGAAAGAAATGGTCTCTGTGTGTTCCGTACGAGATCAAATCCGAAATGAGTGTTTGGTATTGTGGCACTCTCAGGAGAGAAATCCTGCGGTATGCTGATCAGTGGAATTCAAAAAGGAGAAAATAAATGGTGAAGGTAAAGAAAAAGCAAATGGTTTCTGACGTTGCTGAAGAATTACTTCGTTTGAAAGAAGAGCATGAAGAACGGCAACGGCAAATAGAAAGACTCAATGGAAGGCTTGACGAACTTAAAACAAGGTTCAAAGAATTTGGGACTACAGCAAACAAGGCTAAGTCTACTCTGAAAAAGATGCATTCAGAAATCCAAAGAGTTGAAGATGAACTTCATAGTAAAATAATAGAGCTTCAAAATTTGATGGAGAATGGTGAAGATGAATGAGTTGATTCAGGAAGCAGAAGAGATACTGGATAGATGTAAAACAGTAGCAGGGAAAAGGGAGCAGCTTGAAAGTGACCTGGCAGAAGCTGAGTTATTGAGTAAAGAAGAGACTCGGGAAATGGAAGAATGGGAAAGAGCACAAAAACTTATCCATGAGGCAGCGTTAATCACTCAACAGAAATTAGAATATCATATCAGTGAATTAGTCACACTGGCTTTAGAATCTACTCTACCGGATCCATATACATTCAAAGTCTGCTTTAGTGTAAAGCGGGGACAGACAGAATGTGATTTGTTTTTCGAAACAGAAAGTGGAGACCTCCTCTCACCCATCGATGCTTCTGGGGGCGGGGCAGTAGATATCGCTGCCCTTGCTCTCAGAGTATCTTTTATTCATCTGTGCCGAACTCCTGTTGCCCCTATGCTTTGGATGGATGAGCCAATGAAAAATCTATCCAAAGACTTGCAGCAAGAAGCGGGAGAAGTTCTTAGGGAGCTTTCAAACAGACTTGGATTTCAATTCATAATAGTGACGCATGAGAAAGCCATTACGGAATGTGCACAAAGAACATTTCAAATTCAAAAAGTAAATGGGATATCTGAGGTACAGATATGAAACTACACATTGGATGGTATGGGAAGCCCGGTGAAGGGCCTGGAACTAAAACCCATTTCGTACGAGTCCGTGATAGGAAGCCCTTGTGTGGTTGTCGTGTCAGTAAGGACAAACTTTTTCAATGGTGCTCCACTATTGATTCTGAGGAAGGACCTGATTATATGATTCGTCGATATGTCGAGTGTGAAAACTGCAAACGGATACTTTCCAGAAAGGAGAAAAAATGAAGCCAACAGAAGAACAGCATAAGTCACTGGCCGATCAAGTCAAAGAATTGGAAGCGAAGGCGAAGGAACATGAGGAGTGGCGATGTGGGGAAGTTCGGGCAACCCTGCTTGTCAACTTCGGCTGTGGTGGACGTACGGTACCTGGTCTTGTCAATAAGCATATGTCTACATTCGAAATGCTTATGATCGTGCTCCGGCATTATCATGATGCCACGAAAGAAGAACCGAAGTATCCGAGAGTGTTCAAAGACCATGTTTCAGGGGTTGTCTGTGTTTTTGATGGGCCAGAGTCGAGGGCGAAACGATATGACGCCAACGATTCATATAAGGAATATGTGTGTAATTATAGTCTTAAATGGCACGAAAGCTATAGTAACACTAAAGAGTTGTTCGGAACGGATCGAGAAGGGGCGTTGAAGGAGATTGAGAAAGCGAACAAGTGGCCGAGGGTGTTTGTTGACACAGAGCGGCAATGGGTCATGGAAGATGAAAAGGAAGGAAAATTCTATGTGGATTATAAGTATATAGATCCCTCCTTACAAACTTGTTTAGGGCTTAGTAAATTGACCAACGAACTTTTTGGAAAAGAGCGGCAAGAAATTCTGAATAAGATCGAGCAGATGAACAAACGTAAACAACAACCCTACAATGGCCAATGCCCACATGGGATTCCTATCGGCCAGCCATGTGAGGAATGTGGAAGAGGAATACTACCAGAAACCAAGAAAGCGAGTTAGGGATGGGCGGAGCACACACAGAACTCGTTGAAATAGCCGCTAGATGGCTTCGGCGGGAACATTATATTGTAGTGAGCGAAATGGCAAGCGGTGCAGGGGAAGAGCCGGATGGATTGGGGTTCAATAGCAGGTTCTCAACGCTCGTTGAATGCAAAGCCAGTAGAAGCGACTGGAATGCCGACCGCAGGAAACCCTACAGAATGAGCGACAGCCTAGCTCTCGGAACCTACCGGTGGCTAATGTGTCCTTCGGAATTAGTACAGCCGGATGAACTCACAGAATACGGTCGGGCAGACTACTCAAAGTGGGGCTTGTTGTGGGTAAAATCCGGAAGGATCTATACCAAGAAAAAGGCAGAAAAATGTGAAAAGTCGTGGCGGTGTGAACAATCGTTGCTAGTCAGTTGTATCCGTCGCATTGGTCAGGATGCGCCGGAAGGCGTGAGCGTGCGATGCTACAATTTTTGGACTAAGAACAAGGCCGCTTTGGGGATTGCGGTAGAACAGAAAGCGAGTGAGGGATGAAGCATTCAGTTGTTCGCAATCCAGACAAGCCCGTGAATGACATTTGTCTGTGCATTTGGGCAATGCTTTGGGCGGCAAAACATGGACGCCGACCACGAGTGTCAGAACTGCCGAAGAAAGGACAAATTGCGCTGGGCAAGAAAGTCTTTGAGTTTGCTGACTATCGCGATAAGTGCCACCCGTCCATGACGGATGAAATGGTGTACTGCGGTTGCCTTCGTGACCATGGTATTGACAGGGATAGACCTGATGGCATTGATGTTGCGAACAACGAAGATGAACTCGACGAGATGCGCGGTGAGTTGTTTGACGCTATCTGTGAGGCTGGGCGCAAAGGCGCGATGGCCCTTTAGTGTGAACAAGAAAGCGAGCGAGGAATGAGCGAGATGAATGGTAGTTCTCCAGCGCCTTGTTTGGAACCACGCACATTCAATGTGTGGTTCGATCAGGTCAACCAGTGCCGCATTGAGGTCAAAGCTACCGACGAAAACCAAGCGATTGAAAAGGCGTATCGCGTGTGGCGACGTGACTATGCAACGAATCAGTGCAGCTACGTCGAAGAGGTGCCGAACGAAGAAGATGATTCGTGAGTCAAATAAAGCAAAAACAGAAAGCGAGTGAGGGGCCAATGAAGGATAAGGCGATTGGGGTCGGTTTGTCGGCGACGGCCGGACGGAGCATGCTCGGTGCTGACGTACACGCTTCTTCATTGGCCCCCGAGCCCGCGGTTGTGCCCCCCTTGTCAGAGTGTCCTTCGTGTCACTGCTGGCATGGAGGTACCGGGAAATGTTACCGATGCAATGAACAAACGAAAGCGAGTGAGGGATGATGTGGATATTACTGATAACGTTTTGGGTGTGTGGTTTTATAGGGCTTTTGGCTTTATTTAAATCAGGCAAAATCGCAGATCAGAGAATCAAATTCATGATGGAACAACAAACAGACCCCGACTTCTGTGGCAGTACATGCAGGGAGATACAATGAAAATATACGACTTATTTGGAATAGACCCGTATGAGTTTGGAATGATTAAAAATCCGATACCGCCCATGTGCGCCTTTGAAAGTTGTGGAGCCGAGCCGCACGATTGGGAGAAGGCGTGGATAACAAAGTCTTTTGAGAAAGCGAAACGAATGAGGATCAAAAAACTCAAGCACGTTGTGGATATTTGTGAGCGAGAAATTGAAGCAACCAAAAAGCTTGAAGAAAAAGATGTTGAGCTAACACAAAATCCATTTGCGTAAACCCCATGAATAAAACAACAGCGATAGCGATTTGGCTTATTTTAACCATAGCATTCTTAACCATAGTGTTTCCTCTATAGAGTGAAAGGAAGGCAAAAGCGGACATGAAGCTGTCGGGAGTGAAAGTGAAGCAGAATCGCAGAATTAGACGAGAACGCACGATCTATTCCGGCCTATGTCCATGTATAGGGTTGGTGGAGATCGTCAATCCTCGGCTAAAATAGAGCGGTTTCATGGGGTATACAGACAGACAGAAGGTGTAAAATGAACGCATTGTATATGTTTGATGAAGAGTACAGAATGTTTCAAGACATTATCGGTGATGCTATAGATGCGTTCTTAGACGACCCTGCTTCTTTTTCATACCCTGAATCAGTGGGTGAAACAAAGCGGGTTTTGAGTAAGCTTGCAGACCATGCACGGCTTAATATGAGAGACTTCGGGAGTGAAAGCCAAGCAGATTTTCTGCTTGATTTAATTAGAGAAGAAGAAAGGCAGGGTGTGACATGACTGAGCAACCGTTTGGCTGGACTGAAAGAGCTAAGTGTAAAGAAATCTACAGCAAGCCATGCCTTGTATGCGGATGGGGAGAGTTAATACAACATCGGGCTGGTCGCCTGTTCACGTACTTGTGTACAAGCTGTAAAGCAACATGGGAAGAAGTTAAACGGAAACGGAAAGTGAGTGGGGAATAATGAAAACGAAGATTAAAATGTGGCTAGGTAAAAAAGCGCTCTTAACATGTGATAACTTTTTTGTTGCTCCCGATGGAAAACAGTATCGGTCCGTTCATGGAGTTGTGCGTGGCGTTTTTACTTCAGAGGAAACATTGGGGATAAAAACAAACGCACGATCAAGCAATTGGTATGTAATGATTGGCAATATGATAATTGCAGGTTGCCAGATCCATTATGCCGTTCGATGCGAAGAAGTGAACAGCATGGACGTAGAGGAACAGACGTGGAGTGCGGAAGGCGGGTTGAAAACGTTTTTGCGAAAAACAGTTATTTATAACGCATAACAACGCTACGGCATTGAGAAAAAAAACAAGTCGGTATATGCTAAAACAAACGAAGCGAGTGAGGGATGACCGAACGCAAAGAAAGAATGAGCAAAGCGAATGGGGATAACCTCTGTCTAATCTGCTTACGTGAGCACCCACCAAATATCGAATGCAGTGATATGCGTCTAACGTACGTTGATTGTGGAGCACAGATTAAGCCAGTGGATGAATGGATAGCTATCGAACGCACGGACATGTTGATTGATTCACGTGTCGGGTACCGAAGAAAATGGGCCCGTCCCTTGTGTCAAGAATGTTGTATGAAACGAACCAATACCGATTATAAGGAAGGAGAAAAATGATGAATGGAGATAATAAATTCTGGCTGGGCTTTTGGATTATAATCGTTTCAGGGATCGTCGCTTTTGGCGTCGTTATCGCTTGCTACTATTACAACGTAAATCGGGTTGCTTTCGAAAACGGCTACGAAAGAGTACAACTCAACGGCTCACGCGCTACGGCATGGCAAAAGGTCAGATAAAGGATGAGTAAAGAACCCCTAAAGGAGAAACAAAATGGGAGTACCTGTAATCAAGGAAGCTAGGAAAGACCATGCTTGTGACAAACCTGGATGTAAGGAAAAAATCAAAGCCGGAACTCGTTACCTAGACAATGGACTGGGTAAGAAGTATCATCTGGTGTGTGGCAATGCTCCACACTCTAATCGCTCACCAGATGAATTCTTCAATGGACTCCGACAGGCACAGGACAATCCACGGGTATTGATCGGCGCATATATAGGGCAATGTAAGGGATGTGATTGTTCCCTTATGAAGTGTGACAGAAAGTGTCCCTCTTGCGGAAGGAAGGTTCAATGATGGGTGGGACTATACTGCTGACCAGAGAAGATGTTGAACTATTTGATTGCAACAACACGTACCACCGGTACTTTGTGCAGTTCAATGATTCAGGAGAACCTGAAAAGATCCTCTACATAGAAAGCGCTGAGTTCATTCAGGCTATGCGTAAGCGTATCAAATCAAATGTCCATCTTACAGACCCACAAAAAAGGAAGATGGCGCCGAAGCCCTTTGGGTCTTATCCGACACCATCTTCCGAGGTTATCAATTTAATCGCTGGACTATGACTTGAATCTTTCGATCATTGCCCTTGCCAAAGAAGATCCCCTCCAGATAGGCACATGGACCCTCTGGAAGTTTCCGCTCTTAGCTATGAAGTCAACTCCGTAACCGTGACTCCAGGTGGACGGTTTGCTATGCTGCCAAAGCCTCTGGCGTTTGCACAGACACCCTGGATTGAAAGCCTTCACAATTCCTACCGAGGGAAAGACGACAGTAGCAGTATCTTCCCGATGAGTGCAGAAGTAGGTGATGTTACCAGCCGTTTTCTCTGCGGTGTCCCTTGCAGCATTCTTCGTGATCTTGAAGCTGTGAGTGAAGTACATCTTGCCAAGTTTAATCCAGCCCGGCGGGAGTCCTTCAACATACACAACTCCTCTACGGTAGTAGCTGATGTTTCTTTCATCGAGCCGTAGCATGTATTGAGGAGCGAAGGCCCGGCGAAGGAATTCTGCATCGCGCTTGTGGGCCATTGTTGTATCAACACACCAACGTTCCACTCGATCTTCATGTCTTTAACCATGGTATTTTGCTGCAGTATCAGGATGCATGACACACTTGATATAATTCCCAGGGGACTCCTCAACGTACCGAAGGGCATCGTGGCGCTTGGCATGCTTGGCCACTGTTTCTGGACTGATGTTCCATTCCTTACTCAATTCGATGACTGGAAATCCTTTCCCTTTGGGAAGAGAAAAGATCAAAGCCTTGGTCCGATCCTGGGGTTGTTGTGTATACACATTTACTCCTTCTTTCAATGGGATGCCTTTGAAGCTGGGCGGTGGGGCATCATCTAGCCCTCCCAGCTCCTTGAGCTTCCTCAACACATTCCCCCGAGTGGTGCCGCAAGACTCTTGACACCGCCTTATCAATTCCTCTCGATCTGGATACTGGTCTTTGTTAGCTATCAGCCAGCGCTTTGTTGTCATTTTCTCAGGCATACAGGTACTCCTTTCTCCTGAATAGTGACTTGAATGACACCTTGTGAATCCGGCGGTTTTCCGGAGCTAAGATGACATCAAGTTTGTACTCAATGTCATTTGGTGTCTGTTGGTCATGAGTCTCGCCAAGATCTCTTACATCGAAGCGAGTTCCTCCGACAGTCAGCAATTGAATCGAACATCCCTCGGAACAAATGTGCTTGTCAGGGGAGGACGGGATGGGGACTTTGAAAATTCGGTTGAGGGGGATTAGAGCAATCTGCCATTCAGAATAGGACGTTTTGTCTTTCTGCCAATCCAAAAGTTCCTGCAGGCCGGCATATAGCCGCTGCTGATTAAGGCAAAGCTGAGGAAGCCAAATAACCCGCAGCCTCCTCCACCATTTGCCCTTCTCCCAGTCCTGCACTTTGGAGAGCATGAAAGGCCCTCTGTACCCCTCTGTATGAGCATGTATCTCCCAATATAGTAAGAGGTCTTCATCATATCCTCTCAACCGTACTTGATAGACAGGGAAGCAATGACTCGCCCATCGATATTTGCCGAACGGTCCGGTTGCTGTCGCTGCTGATATTGCTACACCAGCAGGATTAGGTGCCCAGGTAAACCCAATTCCAAATCCATTTATTGACAGAACATCGTGGCCCATGATTTTCATGTCTCATCTCCTCTTCGGTGTTTTGATCAAAAACGCTTCCCAACCCCGAAACTCTGCCCACTCTTCTTTTTCCCAACCCGGCGGGAGTTCCAATTGGATACCACCGTCCAGGTACATCCTTGTCCAATCTAGCCAAGCAGTCAGGAAATACCCGAAGTACCCCCAGTCAGCCCCCCAAGAATTTTGAGACAGAACAAAGAAGTTCTCTCCTTGAGGAATGATCTCCAGTGCTAGGGTAGCATGCCCACCCGTGAATGGATCGAAACGCATAGGAGCAAAAATCTGGCCATTGGCTGCTGGATGCTCCCAGCTATCTGACACAAAATGGGCTTGAAGTATTGGAGACTTTACCAGGGCCTCACTGAAATCAATAAGATCGGGCGGGACCTTCTTCCACTCCGTCCCTGGAGGAAGTGCTCCCAGATCAACAGCGGCCTCAATCGCTTGATGCAACAACAAACCGTCATTGTATCGTACATCCCCGTCAGGACCCCTCCAGAACATCTGCCTAGCACGGCGCCAAAAAGAATCCCCGTCAATTTGATAGCCCTTTGGAATAGCACGCTTATCCCAAGCCCGTAACAGATGCTCTATCAGATTGGCAGTAGCATGCCCAACACACGACGGCCACTCTTGGGAATATGTAGGAATGGAATTTTGGTGCCATCCCTGATGTACCTTGATTTCACCTTTACCCAGATCAACATCCCGATTTGGAACAGTCCTCAGAAGCGGTGGGGGTGCTAGACAGCCTTGCCATTTTTTCATGTTGCTATCCTCAATAACTTGGTGCAGGGATTGGATCCCCATCTACATCTGTGGGTGGTCCCTTGTATCTGGCCCCGAACGTTCCACAACCGACGAATAGCCAGAGAAGAAGCGCACTGACAAGAATACCGATAAGAATGCTTGTTAGTGTTTCTCTTGGCCCTGGCCCTACTTCTCCTGGTGTGCTCATTTTCAATCTTCCCAAGATTCTGTATTACTATTGTCCACCGTCACTGGGCCTGTCTTGGATTCGTAAATTGTCTGATCCCCTCCAGCCTTATAACTACGGGAAGGGGAATCTGAATCGTTGATCTCTTCCACCAGTTTGTAACCGCCATAACCAACAGCAGTCGGTAGCCCTATGTAATCAAACACCCAAGCGAGTGGGTACAATACGGGATGGTTCTGTCGAGCAACATCTGCTACCCGCACACCTCGTTTTCCGCCACTGATTGTCCGGGCCTCTTCCGTATCGGCTACCATGATGTGATTATTGCCATATGGGGCCGGTGTAAAGCCTGCCGCACTCAACTGCGCCCGTGCTTCGTTCTGTAATGCCCGTGTCGCACAGCCTGTGAAAACCAGCACTGCAAACAAAACCAGCGCACTACCAAAAGATACAGCGACGAATTTGCCTAATTGGATTTTCTCTTTTCTCGTCATCATCACTACCACCATCCCTTTCCTTTTCCTACGAAGTACAGAAACACCAACAGGCCATGAGGCACCGTGCCCCATAAAACAGCCAGAGGTGTCCGTGAAAGAAAAGCGGGAACACCGCTCTTCTTGTTCTTCAGTTTCTTCTCAACCGATTCTGTTAGAGTCCCCAGAAATACATGTTGAGCTATTCGACAATCTTCGGCTGTCATAAACCCCGTACGGATCGAGGCAATAAATAAGCCCGTCAGTTCGGCGACCACTTCACAGAGGTGATCTAGATCACCACGCTTACCGTTAGTCAACATCTTTGCCTTTTTCTCTAGTGAACTCAATGCCTCTTCTTCTAATGGGGTCTGTTCGGCCATCTCTTACTTCTCCAATCTTTTTTACTCACTGACCTATTCGACGTGTTTCTGTATGTCGCTCAGCAATTTGCGGACGCGAGGATTGAACTCGCCACCACCCCGAACCTTGCTGTTTGCCTCGTCTACTGCCAGCAATCCTTGATGACACATGCGAAATACAGTCTGGCGGTCATCTTCATCTTCGATGTTGATGATTATCTGCGTGGGTTTCCGTTCAATTTGCATCTTCGTATCTCCTGTTGTTACTTTCCTTGACTCACTTCGATTCTGATCGCCTGCACGTTTTCGATGCTGACCCCCTCCAGCGGCGACCATTGCGCGAGCAGATAGCAACAGACAATCATGCCCGCCACTACCACCAGCGCGATTTTCAAACCGTTGCTCATTGCTCCACCGTCACCCCGTTCGGAAGGCCCGCATAGAATTTGGTGATCGCCGCCTCTCGCACGTAGTCGCGCTGGCTGGCCGAATAGTAGTCCTCCATCGTGACCTCGTTGATTGCCAGCACCTCTGGTATGGAAACTGTAATCGTCGGGATATTGACAAGCACGTCCACGGTCAGCGTACTGTCACTATCGGGGCCGGTTTCCATGCCTGCCGGAATAGTCACAACCGCATCGACCTCGATGACCCACATCTCCGTGGGCTCATCGAACTGAGACGACTTCACATCCACCGCCTCAATACTGATCCCGTCGATACGGATTGCCTGTCGCAGTTCAAGCTCGTACGCCGACGCGCTGATTCCCAGTGCCAACATTGCAACTGCGATTATAATTGCTCTTTTCATTACGGCCTCCCAGCCCATGTTGTTGAGGTCCAGATGCAGGACCATGCGCCGGAGTCGTACACGCTCCATACGATGTTGCTGTCAGTTGCCACGATCCCCTGCACGGCCACGTTGGCATAATCACCGGTCTGTGTGCCCGTCCCGTACTGCACGACCATGCTGTGCTGAGTCCCAGCCCTCAGACCATTGTCGCCATCGGCAATCAGCATGTCCGTCGCGTTCGTTGACTGTAAACGTAGTTGGTCAGCCTGAACCGCAAACTCCCTATCCTGATCAGAATCAAAAATAGTTGCCTCTGACGACCACATGAACACACGGTCATTTGTCGCACTATTGAATGCTCCCAAAAGCGTGTTCCAATCACCGTCATTATAGTTGTACGACGGGCCTATGAGGCAGTGCGAGCCCGAGGCATTCGTCGATCCGCGTCCCCCTAGAATAACCGTCATATTGCCAGCCGCATGGTCGTTATATTCTCCCCCGACTATCGTCGCACCCTTGCCGGACACGATATGATTATACGCACCCCCTGCAATGCCAGAGTTGCCATCATTACCCCCATCAACATGGTTGTGCTGGCCGCCGACGGTCCATAGGTAGTCGCCAGCCTCCACGAAATTATTGTCTCCGCCGACAATCACGCCGCCGATAGCATTGCCATTCGCCTCGTTGTTGCCACCACCGCCGATAAATTGATATGCACCCTCCGTCTTGTTGTTGATGCCGCCGAGTATGGTAGAGTCGTTTCCGCCAACGATACGGTTGTTATTCCCGCCAATGATCCATGAGTTGTCGCTTCCATCAATGTTGTGCAACCCCGACGATTCCTCCAATCCCAGTATGCCGCAGTAGGGAGCGTCGTTTAGGCTGATTAACCCAGAAATAGCCGCAACAAATGAGCCTGCGCTATTTGCAGCGTAAATCACGCCGTCGTCCAGCCATACCGACCCGGCGCTGTTTGTCGGAGCGTAAGAGCCAGTGTAAATACTGCCATCAGTACCAACGTTGAAACTGCCACCCGCAAGCACCGTGTTGCTCGGCGTTGCTTGCAATACGGTGCCCTCAATGTCGGCATTAAACGTCTGAGGCACCGTAAATGTGCCTGCGTTTGTGTAGGTTGCTACGTCGGGAATTGCGCCGCCCGAAGCCCACCCTTCGCTGGCCGCCGTGTCCATTACGTACTTCGTCGTGGCAAGCTGGTTGTTGGATACCGCCGCCGATGCACTGGCCGCGTTCGACAGCACGTTGCCAAGGAAGTCCCAGTTGCCGTCATTGAACAGCCGGGCAACGATTGACGTCGTCGTGTCGTAAAAGATGAGTTGGCCGTGCCGGTCCCCTGAGGTGCTGTTGACCATCTTGCCCAACAGGATGCCGATGTCGCCGCCCTGTGTAGCAGACCCGGATGTGCCGTACGCGCCCAGCGACCCCTTGATCCACAGCTTCGCCCCGTCGGCCGAACCGCTAT